CTAGCGACAGTTTAGACGTAGAAGCAGCCTCAATTCAATTGCACAAGAAGATGAAGTCGATCTTGAAGCCCAACGAGTGGAAGGTCTACGAAGCTTTATATATAGAGTTTAAAACGGACGAGTACGTGGCGAAAATTATGGGGTATCGGACTTCGGAAAAGAATCGACCCCCAGGATACAAGCAAATTAAGAACATAAAAAAGTCTATAATTCAAAAAGTTAAGAAAGTATTAACTAAAGGAGAAATAGATGGACTCTAGTCTTCCGGAAAAACTTTTATCTGAGCAGCAACTTCTTAAAGTTCTAGAAGAGTGGAATTCTCGCCCCAAGCGTCCGCCCTCCTTAATGGAGTTGGTTTTAATCGCTTGCCCCGATAAACCAGATTTAGATGGCCGCAGCAAAGAAGCTAAGGAAATTAAGGAATTTTTATCAACTTATGACGTCAAACCTCGTGGAGCGCAAGTTTACGTTCCCAAGGAAGCCGCAGACCTCAATGAAGAAAAGAAGGAGTATATAGCTAATAATGCCTCAGCTATGAGCGCGGTTGAATTGGGCAGAGTAATCTTCGATAATAAAGCCCTTACTAATCTCAGTCAAGAGGTTAGAACTATTAATGAGTATATAAAGACTCTTAATCTGAAAGCGGTATATCAAAATACGCAAGAGGTTCCGGAAGGCGAGTTTAAATCTCCCAAGACTTTCGAAAGAATGCTTCAGAGGACAAACGGATATATTCACGATCAAATCGACAAAGACAAATTAACGTACAAACAAAAAAGAGAAATCAATGCGTTAATTGGATACGTAAATACCTACAGATTCATGCATCAGATAAACATGTTTCAGAAGCAGCCAAGTAGGAAATTATTTGAGAGCAGCTTTATTAGATATACCTTTGACAAGGCAGATCTCTCCCAAGAAGAGGTGGATCAATACATATCTCTATCAACCGAAGTAGTTATCTCCTCCGATATTCAACAGAGAGTAGAGAGACTTAGGGAATTACTCGATGAGGCGACAGACAGCTCTAACAGCGTCGATCAAATAAAAATATCAATGAGTCTTATCGAGGCTATTAACATTGCTCAGAGCGAGTATAATCAAAGCGTCACTAGGCAACAGAAATTACTAGGTGACCTCAAGGAAAAGCGTAGCGATAAGCTGAAGCACCAAATTAAAGAGAATGCCAGCATCATTAACTTAGTCCAAATGTGGAAAGAAGAAGATTCTAGAAAGAAGTTGCTTAAGTTAGCTGAATTAAGAAAGCAAGCTGTATCTCAAGAGATAGAAAGGCTTTGTACTATGGATGAAGTTAAGGCTCGAATATTAGGATTAGGGAAGGATGAGGCTTTGAATGGTTGATTGTGTGATATGCAAAGAACAATTTACCGAAGATCGTAGTTTGCACGCGCATTTAAAGGCGCACAAGCTCCGAATGGTTGAGTATTACCAAATCCATTTCCCTAGGCACGACCGACAAGACGGATTGATCATAAAATTTAAATCCAAAGAACAATATTTTGAAACAGATTTTAATTCAGCCGTTAATCTTAAAAAATGGCTAGAATCTAGACCCCTAGAGGAAGCTAAGGAGTATTGTAAGGCCTTATTAGTTAAGCGGAAAGAGAGAAAAGATCTAATTTATACTCCTACTCAAGTTGAGCTAAGATCTTTAAAATTGCCAGGGATTAATTACTATAATAAGATATTCGGTAGTTATTATAAGTTGTGCGAAAGCCTTGGGTTTAAGAATAAGTTTTCTAATATTAGTAATCGATTCATTTATGGTCAGATATTCAAAGACTCAGATCATAGAATTTTAATCGACACCAGAGAGCAGGAGCCACTAAGATTTAAAAGACCGATAGAAGTCGCCACGCTTAGTTTTGGAGATTATTCCTTTAGCGACGCAAAGGCCACTTGCAATTGCAACATAGAGCGTAAATCTTTGTCCGATTTCATTGGTACTTTAACTGGAGGATTTGAACGGTTCGAGCGCGAAATCATAAGAGCGAAGGATGCGGGAGCGTATCTAGTAATACTAATCGAAGACATTCTCGCTAATGCTATTAAATTCAATACTCTTCCGAATGTTTATAGAAAGGGCACGAAAGTAACGCCAGATTTCGTATTCAGAAGAGTCAGAGACTTAATTCAAAAATACGATCACATTCAATTCCTTTTTGTAGATGGTAGAGACGAAGCTTCTGACATAGTCGAAAAAATCTTCACTTGCGGATGTGCGTATAAGAAGTCCGATCTACAATATATGTACGACAATAAACTTTTATAATGTGGTACTGTCCCGAAAAATACAAACGGAATATAGAAGACGTAAATCTTACTCTTTCTAAATTATCTGGAGATTTAGAAGATAAAGAGGCCAAAATTACTCTCGCCAAGTTTCTGCGATCCAATATAGGATTTACTACGGAAATAATTTCGGGACAAAAACTCTATCCTTTTCAAGAAGTCATCCTAAAGGGGATGTTAAACAAAAACTTCTCCCTGAACGTCTGGGGGAGAGGCGCGGGAAAAACTTATCTAGCTTCAGTCTATTGCTTTTTGCAGTGTATATTCGAGCCCAATACTAACATTTTAATAGCGGGGCCGACATTCAGAACGGCCAGATTCATTTTCAATTACCTAGAGAAAATTGTCGATTCCAAAGGAGCTGCTTTACTCCAACAAGCTTTCGGTGTGAAAGCTAAAAGAAACGATCTATTCGAGTGGCAAATTAATGGGGGCTCTATAAAGGCTATCCCGCTTAACGGAGAAAAGATTCGAGGCTTCAGAGCTAATGTCCTTCTGCTTGATGAATTCCTTCTCTTACCAGAAGACTTAATCAAGACAGTATTAATGCCCTTCCTCGTTGTCCCTCAGAACTTGAGAGAGCGTATGGATATTCGCGAGTTGGAAGATAAATTAATCAAAGAAGGACAGTTGAAAGAGGAAGATAGGCACGTCTTCGAGAATACTTCTAAAATGATCGCTCTATCTTCTGCGTCTTATACTTTTGAAAATCTTTACAAGACCTATCAGGAGTGGATGGCAAATATCTATAGCAAAGAAGTCTCCAGCGCAACATACTTTATATCTCAGCTAAGTTATGAAGCTTTACCACCAGACATGGTAGATTCAAACGTCATAGAAGAGGCTCGTAGCGGTGGATCGTCTAGAGCTTCTTTTATGCGAGAGTATTGCGCTCAATTCACAGACGGGTCGGATTCTTATTTTAGCGCCAAGAAGATGCATGAATGCACAATTCCTGACGGACAAGAGCCAACTCTGAAATTAAACGGATGCAAAGATAAGAAGTACGTCATCGCAATTGATCCGAGCTTTAGTAATAGCCCAAGTTCTGACTTTTTCGCTATGGCGGTCATGGAACTTGATGACGAGTCCCGCACTTCTACCCTAGTTCATAATTATGCGGTCGCGGGCGGCGATTTAAAAGATCATATCTCTTATTTTGATTATCTTACTGACTCATTCAATGTGGAAATGATAGTCATTGATAATGCGGGATATACTTTCATTGATAGCTGCAACCAGTCTGAGCTTTTCTCAAAGAAACGTAAGGAATTTACTTTCTTTGATTTCAATTCTGATTTAGAAGGGGTAGACTACGAAAACATGCTCAAGATCGCCAAGAGACAATACAACAGGCAGAATAACGCAATTGTTTTTAAGCAGAACTTCACTGTTAACTTTATTAGAAATAGCAATGAATACTTGCAGGGATGTATTGATTTTAAACGAGTTTGGTTTGGATCAAGAATATCAGCAAACGCCTCCGCCTTCGATAGAATCTCTTGCCAGACCCTGAAGCTCCAATTAAAGCCTGAAGAAAGCATCATGGACGTCATTGAAGATCAGGATATCCTCGTCGTAAATGTCAAGAAACAGTGTTCTCTAGTAGAAGTGTCGACTACGGCCAAGGGAACTCAGAGCTTTGATCTGCCACAACATTTAAAAAGAAGTAATTCTCCGAGTCGAGCTAGAAAAGATAACTATACTGCTCTTTTATTGGGGACTTGGGCCGTAAAAGGTTACTATGACATGGTGAATGTTAAAGTTAATGAAGGGACGACAACTTTCGCTCCTATATTTATCAGATAACTAGTGTAATACTAAAAGATATGAAGGAAAAAGGCAAAAAGGCCGAGGTGACGTGTATACCGCTGATGACATCATCGGCGTCTACATCAACTAGTATGAGAAGGAACTCAGCGGGGACTGCTGAGAGAACTGATAGATTTAAGAATATAGACGACGGTCTTATTCCTTTCAGATATTCCGCGAATACTCAAAATCGCAGCAATATAGACGTAAGAGACGCGGTTATTCTCTGCCAGAAGGCTTATTATAATTTTGCCATCTTTCGCAACGTAATTGATTTAATGACGGAATTTTCTGTCAGTGATCTTTATTTTAAGGGCGGCACGAAGAAGTCGAGAGATTTTTTTCAAGCTTTATTTAAGAAGGTGAGTATTTGGAGCTTGCAAGATAAGTTCTTTAGGGAGTATTATCGGTCGGGTAATGTCTTTATTTATAGATTTGACGGTAAGATTAAGCCGGAAGACGTAGTTCGAATTACTCAGGTTTATGCCGCAGATAAGTTGGAGGGAGATATTAGTCTTCCTATTAAGTATGTAATTCTCAATCCTGCGGATATTCAAATTCAGGGTGGCGCGTCGTTCGTAAATGGTAAATATTATAAGGTTTTGACTGATTACGAGTTGGCTAGATTGCAGGATCCTCAGACGGACGAGGATAAAGAGCTGCGTGATTCTTTGGGCGAAGACATTAAGAAGACTCTCGCTAAGAAAAATAATTCTACCGTCTTAGTTCCTCTCGACTCCAGTAAAGTCGCCTCAGTTTTCTACAAAAAGCAAGACTATGAGCCTTTCTCCGTTCCTATGGGTTATCCGGTTCTAGAGGATATAAACTGGAAAGCCGAGATGAAGAAAATGGATATGGCCGTAGCCAGAACGACCCAGCAAGCTATTCTCTTGGTGACAATGGGCGCGAAACCAGAAGAAGGGGGAGTTAATCAAAAGAATCTCGAAGCGATGCAAAAGCTTTTCGAGAACCAGTCAACGAGCAGAGTTCTAATTTCCGATTATACAACTAAGGCGGAATTTATTATCCCTAATATATCTTCTCTTTTGGATCCCAAAAAGTACGAAGTAGTTGAGCGCGATATCCAAATGGGGTTAAACAATATTTTAGTAGGAGACGAAAAGTTTGCTAATCAGCAAGCTAAGATTGAAGTATTTATAGCTAGGCTCACGCAGGCGCGCGAAGCATTTATTAATGACTTCTTGATGCCCGAGATTAAGAGAGTTTCCAAGTCCCTTGGTTTTAAAACTTACCCAGTCCCCTTCTTCGATAAGATTACACTTTCGGATGATGTCAATATGCTTAGAGTCTATAGCAGACTTGTCGAGCTAGGAGTATTAACCGCCGAAGAGGGTCTTAATGCGATTGATACTGGAAGACTCCCAGACAAGGAGTCTAATATACAATCTCAGAGAGAATTCCTCAATCTAAAGAATGAAGGCCTTTACGATCCGCTTATTGGCGGGAAAAATAAGGAACAAGGCGACGCCGGAAGACCGAGCGGAGTGACTAACACCGCGCCGAGGCAAACCTCTCCGATTGGAGCCTCCGTTCATTTTAGCCTTAAGAAGGTTGGAGAGAATATGATGATTGCTCAGAAGGTTGTCGCTTTGACCGAAACTGCCCTCAAGAAACATCATAAGATAAAGAAATTAAATGACGAACAGAAGAAGGTCGCCGAGCAGATTGCTTATGTAGTTATATCTAATGAAGACGCATCTGACTGGGAGAGTAAGATAGAGAGTTATATTTCTAGTCCAACAGATACAAATCCGGAGAGAATTAAAGCTATAAGAGAAATAGCCTCAGAGCATCAAGTGGACGACTACCTAGCTAGCATCCTATATGCAAGCAAGGCTTAAGGATTATGTATGCCAAGAAACAGAATAATTTACAATCTTCAGGATTTGTTTTT